TACCTTGGAAAACAGATCGTGGTGTTTTAAGATTTGATAAATTTCTTGCAATATTATTTGTTCCTCTTGGTGCGTTTGTAAAGAATACATCAGAACCAATTATATTAAATGATCCAGAGAATATTCTTCCAGAAGTAGAATTATTATGAGATGCAGCATTTGTTCCTAACGCTGCTCTATCAACACCCATAATATTAAATGTTCCGATACCAGATACAGGCCCTGTTGAAGTAGTTGCAATACCAACAGAGGTCACAAGCATAAATTCATCACCAAATTTAACATGATCTCCAAGGTTAATGTCTGCAGTAGAATTAACACAAAAATCAGTTGTTGTGGTTGATATGCCACTACCTGCATTATTCACTAAAGTGGTTGTAACAGGTGTAAATGACATTGGAGACTGAATAATACCATCAATAACAAGAACAGACTTTTCAGTTCGTTTAGCCATTGTTAGTCGATGTGAATTACCAGCACCCACATTTGTAAATGTTACGGGAGATCCACCACTAGATGTTGCTAATTTAAATGTACTATTACTTTCTTTTTTAACAAATACCGTAGTGGGTAAATTAGATCCACCAGTCATTTGTAACGCAGTAGCACCAACTCCAGCAAATGTTGATAATGGAGTATAAATTAACTCTTCATTTTCAGAGAAGAAATGATTAGGTATTGTAAACAAACCAGTTGATCTATTAAGTTTAGATGTGTCCTCTGGATCAAAACCTTTTTCATAAATTGGAATTGTATTGTGTCTAAGAGTAAATTGTTTTTTATTTGATCTAATACCATTAACAGCATTATATTGGAATGCACTTAATGACTCATTGATACGACCATATCCTAATGTTGGTGGATTATTTAAGATATCAATATCTCTATAAACTTCTTCACTAAAATGTTGAACAGTGTGACTTCCTGTTCCTGAATCAGGATGGAATTTTACAACGAAATTAGATGCTGTTAGATTAGAAGAAAATGTTCCAATACCAGATGTACTTCCAATTGAAATGAATGGATAATGAATAGTGTGAGTGTCTGTACCATCATGTATCGCTAAAACTTGGTGCACTGCACTTGCTGTTGCAGATTCGATTCTAACAACACTCTTAACTGCACTAAAATTATTTTTATCTAACGATATAAAGTTTGCAGTATTTGTTCGAGTTGTAATTCCAGATCTTAAATTAATTGTTCTTTCTGCACCATCTGGTTGAGCATTATCTTTGAATCTAAAAACATCATTTCCACCAGATGTTGTAAATCCAATAACTTTTGCATTAATTTTAGCGGTTGATGCCACTCCAACAGAATTATCAAAATCAAGAGTTAGTATATTATTATGGATTCTTGATCTAAAGGTTCCTATAAAGTTTGATGAGAAATTATTTTGTGATGATGTATCAGCATAATATTCACTGTAATATGAGTTTGTGCCATCGTGAGTAGCGTAGATATCTACATGATTCTTTTCACCATCATCAATATTAGTGACCTCTATAGTGGCATAGAAAGCGTCTATATCTGTAGTAGATCCTACTGCAATTGGTTCTGCTGTAGTTCCGACACTAACAACAGTTGATACACCAACTAAGTTAACAAATCCGATTGCTTGAGTGCCACTTCTTAAATTTTGATCATTAAAACTATTTTTATAAACTTTAATATCAATATCGTCATTGTTTGGATCAAGTGGTGAAATAACTAAATTTCTACTTCCATTAATAGTGCTTCCTTGAACCTCAACAATCGTAGATGCAGTTGATACAATACTATTTTTTTCAAATGTAAACGTATCAGTATTATCACTGAATACAACAACATCATCAACCTGAATTTCGCCACTACTTATATTTCTAGATTGAACTAAAAATCTAGCAAAACTTTCTTGAATTGGAATAGATATATTTCCAGTTAGATTTGCTTCACTATCAGAAAATTCATTACTAATATCATCTATTTTTAAAACCCTATTTGTGTTACATCTTACAAAATTTGCTAATTTTGTATTTACAAGTTGAATAAATTTAGATTTTGATCCATTACTAATTGTATCAATATCTCTACCTAAATCAAAATTATGAATCGCATCTACTCTTTGTTCTGTAATAACATCTGCTGAAACTACAGTTGCATTTGTAATTGCAATTCCGACACTTGCTCTTGAAGATATGCCAGTATCAGCAAAATTCTTTAATCCACTTGTATGAAGTAATCTGTTAACTGGATCAACTATTTCGTTGAAAGTTTTAGGACTTTGAATTGTATATGATAAATTTTGATGATAATCATTATCTGATAGAACCATAAAGTCCTCACTCAATCTACCAATTTCATCATTCCAACCTTTATCTTGTCTTAATGAATAATCAATCGTAAATCTTCCTTTATTATTAACAATTGAGTTAATTGTTGCAATAGTTCCAGAATTTTCTCCACGAATTACATCACCAACTATAACTTCATATCTTCCTTCAATTTTAATAAATTCGTCTGGACGATTATCAATAACTAACAAACCAGTGCTTATGAATACATTGTTGACTTTAACTGCTAGTTTTTCTCCAGTTCTAAATTCTGAGGTTTTTTGTGTTGTTGTAAATTTTGGATAATCACTAAATTTAATTAATGTTGCAAAATTTTGAGTAGATGCTGCAACTCCGGGATTTGTAGCAGTTTTAGGTAATTCAAATTTTACAATTGCTGGATCAGTATTATTATATTCGGTAACATTGAAAAATACAAATCCATTATCTGCAGAATTAAATCCATTACCAGTTGTGCCAATACCAATATTTTCAACAAAAATTTGTTCTCCAGCAGTAAATTGTGGAGTTGCAAATCCATTAATTGGTGTTTTTAAAATACAAGTAACAATACCACTATTACTACTTTGAACTTCAGTAACTCGGTATCCATTTGTATTGTTAATGGTTCTTAAAATTTGAGGTTTAGATGTGAGTCCTCTTGGTGATTCTAAAATATTAACACTTCCTAAAGAACTTGCAGATAAGTTTAATTCAATAACCCCCTGATCACCAGTTAAATTTCCAGTATCAGGATCTACGATCACAAGATCAGGTGCATCAGTATAATTAGCACCTCCATCTGAAATCACTATATCTGTTATTGAATCTGAATTAATTAATGTGACAGTTGGAGACAGTCTAGCTTCAGGTCGTAATGTTTTATCAGAATGATAATCAAATCCGGGATCAGTAATTCTTACTGAATTAATGTTGTTAATATTATCAGATAAACATAAAATATTTTCACCAGTTCCATTCGCAGTTGTAACACTTGAAACTCCGGGGATATTCTTGTATCCAAATCCACCTGAAGTTAAATTAATTTTACTTATACCACCAGAAACAGTTAATGATGAAGTGCTATATGTAATAGTTGATGCAGCACCAGCTGAATATGATCCTTGTTCTGGAACATCGTTAAGTGATATATTAAATCCACCAGTGGTTACACCAAAAGCAACATATTTTCCACTATACTCACTATCAACATAAGAAATTTGTGATGCATTTTTTACATCAGGATCAGATGTACTAATGAATCCTGTTTTTTCAAGTGTATAGAATATTTTTTCTGGATTTGTCTTATCAAATTTTAATGTTATTGTTGAAGTTGTACCGACACCAACAGTTCCAACACCTGTTACACCAAAATCAATTGTTGATCCTGCAGATACAAATCTATTTTTAAACTGATTGTCAAAATAGAAATTTAAATTATATCCACTCAAAGATGGATCTGAAACGTAAAATAATAAATTATCATTTCTTACAACTTCTAAAGGAGGATTTACAAGAGATAATTCTTGAGTTCCACCACTATTTGCAGTTATACTTACAACTCTAGGTGGTTCATTAATAACATCATATCGAGTTTCTGCTAATTTAAAATTACTATCATCAGTTTTGTAAACAAAATATGATCTTTGTGATGTTAAACCTGTTGCTGGAGATCCATCATAGAATAATTTTTGACCTGTTTTGAATCCATGATTTGCAATATTAATTGAATCAGTATTGATTGCTGAGTTTGTAAATATTGTTGGATTAATTAAAAGTTTATCATTTTGAGCACTATACTTAACAACTACTGATGTAGCACCTGCACCAACACCTTTTGTTTGCGTTGATAGTAATTCTAACTCAACATTATCATTATTTTGAAGACCATGCAATGTGGAACCCACTGAAACAGTTGCAATACCAACAGTAACGGTAATTCTTTCTACTTTACTCTTAACTTGAGTATAATTTGATTCAATTGAATATTCAAAATTATCAAAATTACCAGTTTTAAAGAATACTGGAGTTGTATTAACAGTCAAAGCAAGACCTACAACGTCATCAGAGAATTTTCTTATATAAACAGTTTGACTATTTCCAGAAGATGGTAGATTAAAATCAGCACCAACTTGGAATCGATCACCTAGACCTATAGTAAATTGTGTTGCAGCACCTGTTGGTTTTCTAAGAATTACTTCTTGATTATCTTTAAATGGATGATTTGGTAAGAATATCCCTTTTGCTGGAATTGAAATTACTTCTGCTAATTCACCAATCGTATAAGATTTTCCAATCGATACTGATCTACCAGATGTTACAGCAACACCAACTGCTTCAGCAGGATTAAAATACACAATATCATTCTTTTTAGATACAAATTTCCCAATGTCTGATGATTCTATTTGAATTACTTGTGGAATTGTTTGAACTAATCCACCTAAAACATGGGATGCAGTATTTGCAGAACCTACAACTCCTCTCTTAACTCTTAAAATACTTCTATCTCTAAACGCATTTAATACTAATAATTTTTCAGTTCCTATACCGATACTACTTCCTGCTGATACTGAATTTGGAATTCTTGCCAAATAAATGTCAGTGATTATACCTGCAGTAGCATTTGCTGGTACATTTTTATATAAAACAGTGCTTTCAGAATTAACACCAATTTTATGAGATCCTGTAAGATTAGGAATATTAGTTGTTACTCCAGATATTACGACAGTATCGTTTGTGTTGAGTGTATGAGATGTAGAAATGAATCCTGAAACTGCTCCATCTCCACCTCGAACAAATACAACATCACTATATGTTGTTACTCCTACAGTAACATTATCAATTTCTTTACCTTCTACACTGGACACTTTTGCAGATGCACCACCACCACCGGTATCAGAATTATCAAAGATTAGACTATCTTCAACTTTAAAATCACTTCCAGCAGATACAATTTGAAAATCACTAATATTCCCACTAGTAACTGATTCAATAATTGATGTTTGTTGATTTATTTCATAAGATTCAATTACAAAATCGTAATCAGCATTATCATCATCTAATTTATATGGTAGAGAATTACGAGTTAAATTTGAATTATTAAAATCAAAAAGTGATTGAGTTAGAGAAAAATTATCAGTAATAGGATCTGATCTATAAGCATCACCTATAAAATATGGAAATTGTGGTTCTGCGGTAGTGGAATTAATACCAGCAAAATATGCATATGTTCCATTTGGAAAATCAGGTGTTTTACAATATCTACCATTGCTACTATCTAAATCTCCAGAGTTTATAAATTTATGATCTTCAATAAAAAATCCTGCAGCAAAACTACTGGTTGGAGGTCGATTGACTATTTGTGTGGAATCTAATTCATATCCAGATCTCAAAACTCTAGATAATGAATTATTATTATCTGCCTCTGAATAACCGTAAGGGCCGTATATTGGATTACCATCATATGCCCATCCAATAATTGGAGAGTGAAGTTGAGGTGTTGTTGTTACATCACCAAAAGCACCTTGTATTTTATTAGAATATCCTACTACTGAATACTGTAGGTTCGTTTCTGCTTCTCTTAATAATATTTCATCACCAAATCGAACAAGATTATTAACAGTTAAATCTCTTACTGCACTATCAATAATAAACCCTGATCCATTAGGTGTTATCTTTACGTCAGGAGATACCGTGTATCCTATACCCGGATTAATAACCTTAACGTCAGTTATTTTACCATCAGTTACAACTGCTCTTAATTTACCACCAATTCCAGTTCCGATACCAACTAAATCTAAGTCTGGTGCAGATGTATACTCTTTACCACCAAACATTACATCACATCCAATTATTTTACCCCCGAAAACAATCGCTCTTAATTCTGCATTTTTACCATTTAATATTTTTATATTCGGTTTCTTTTCAAAATTTAAAATTTCTGATCCATAATTAGTTCCGGGTTCATGTAAATACCCATCCACTAATTGTCCACGTATTTTGGGTGTAACAACTAATGATTCAGTTCGTCCTGCAGATACTGGTGAATATATTGCATCTACTCTTACCACAATTGGTTCAAAGAAAAACTCATGATTACTTGAAGTAAATACTTCAGATATTCTTTGGAAATTTTTTCTCAAATAATTTGAATTTGGGTCTGTTGCACCAATACCAACATCAATAAGTCTAAATTTATCATTATCTAGTTTTAAAACACGATAACGTGTAGTAATTCCAAGTCCAACTGGTGCATGACTTGCATTACCACTTGATGGTGCATATTGAACTAAATCACCTGTATTAAATCCATGATCCTTAAAATTAATTGAATTGTCAACAGTGTGTATTCCCACGGGTTTTACAATTAATCTTCTATTAGTATAATTTGAACCAGAGTCAATAACTTTAACTGCTTTAAGATGATTTTTTAAATTTAAGAAGGTAAATTTATGTGTACCTGCTGTATTTTCAACAGTAAATCCAACGGTATTAATACCAGCAGTGTAATCACTAAATTTTTCATATAAGTAAACTGAACTTACACCGACTACTTGTGGATAGTAAGTTGCACCATTTATTAATGTTTTATTTTGCACAGTATTAGAACCAAGATATGTTCCAACACCTAATGATAAATTTCCATTATTACTGTAAACAAGTGGTTCACCATTTTGTAAATTATGAGGTCTCTTAAATTCAATTATATCATTAATATGATCAACTCCACCTTGAACAGTTTTTAATCTACCATCAAATTCAATTTCTCTTTGTCTTTTAGTAACAACTGGTTTTAATACTGAACCAGATCCATTACCACCTGATATGGTAATTGACATGACTCTTTCTACATCAAAATGTTGTTGATCAACTAATACCTCTTTTATTGACCCTTTCACAACTGGTTGAACAATCGCAGTGGTTCCAGTTCCGGGTGAAGGTATACTAATTGTAGGTAGATTTATTACGTCAAAATTCTTTCCTTGATTTAAAATTTTAAAATCAGAAAGTGGGCCAAAATATATTTTATCTAGAGATTTATAGTTTGCAATTTCAACACCATTTTTAAGAATACCAGTTGTTCCCGGTTCTGTAGATACAGATTCGCCAGATTTGATGTTAACTTCTGCAGGAAACTTTCTTAAAACTTTTTGTACACCAATCTGCTCATTTCTATGTCTTAGTAAAACAAATTTATGTTCTGCTGTAGATGATGTCTGATTTGTATTATCAAATTCAATATATGGTGGATTTGATGCCTCAATATTAGTTACAGTAATAAAAGATCTTGATGGATAAAGTCTGATGACATTTTTTGGTAAAGAACCATCTAATACTTCAACAAAATATATTGCAGCAGTTGATAAACCAACTAAAGGTTCTTCATTAGGTAAATATACAATTGCGTCACCTGTTATAAAATCAACAGCAGAATTAAATTGTAATTTTGAATATAACCCAGTTGTAAGATTTCTTTCTAGTAATTGAAAATTTCCAGATCCAGTTCCAAAAAAATCTACTTGTGGTATACCAGTAGATGAGTAAACTGCAGTTGTTCCAACACCAGTAATACTACCAAGTGTTTCCTTAATAACTTTCTTCTCAATTAAATATGAGGGCATCGATGATGATGCTACATAATAATTTTCATCTTCATCATTATAAGTATTTTGAACATCAGTTGTAATGACATTATTACCAAATTCCAAGTCAATATCAGATGCAGCAGTCGCCTTTACTAGTTCTCTTTGAATATCATACTCTGTAATACCATCATTCAATAATGGAGTTGATAATTCAATATCATTGGTATTAACAGTAACTACTACGTTTCTTAAAATAGGTACAAATTCACCTCTTCTAAAAACAGAAACTTTATCATTAGTTTTCAATTGAGACTTATCAATTTTTGATTTGTGATCGAACGATGCTGTTGTTGCATTGATTGCTGTAGCAGCAGGAATATCAAGTTTGATTCGACTCGCAGTGTTATAAATCCATGAATTGAAGAATACGGTTTTTCTTGATTTATCACTTGGAAGTGTTGGGTTTGGTATTTCTTCACCCAAATTCCTAACTGTTATTTTTTCTCCTTCAAGAGTTACGCTTGAACCTTCATTTGGTAAAAGTTCAAAGTCAGACAATACTCCAGTAATTCTTAATTCAACTCTTTTTGTTAAATCTCCATTTTCATAACCAAATATAAATTCATCACTCCTTAAATCATCAGTGGATCTTATTGAATTTGCAATACCAACACAATTCAAAAATTGATTTATTGATTTATCACTATATGTAATTGTATTAATACCATTAACACCATTTGTAACCACAGTTCCAGTAGTACCAAAACCAACTGTTGAATCTACAGTTAAAATAGTCGCAGTTGTAGGTGCATCTTCAATAACTCTTGTTTTTCCGGGAATAGTAAATGTTCCTTGTATTGCAGATCTTTCATCATAACCAACAAATAAATTTAACTTATAATATGTTGTAATACCTAAATTTCCAGATCTACTAAAAATTTCAACTTCAGATACAGATCCTGAAGTAGATAAATCTGTAGACTTTGTAATTGTTTGTCCTATTAATTTATTTGGATCACCAGATATTCTTTCTGCAACAACAACCTCTCTCCGAATATATTCAGCAGATGATGGTTTAATTAAACGATTTTCTAAATCAACAATTTTTGGAGTAATCCCGTATAAAACATTAAATAAAATCCTGAATGACTCTTCAGTTCCTTTAGATTTGTATAAGGATTTAGATTCTTTTATAAAATTACTTATATCTACATTCGTGTTTAATTTTGTATCTTCTAATCCGGGAGTTAGATATGATTTAACCTTTTGATAAAATTCTTTTAAAAATAGGACACTTAAATTTTGAACATCAGAAGTTGCAGTATGAATCCCTGCAATACTAGTTGAAAAAATAAGTTCACCTTTGTTGACCGGATCAGTGTAAGAAGTGATACCACTAAATCCTCTTACACATCCTGTGAATGAATTTGTAGTGATTCCGGTGTATGTAATAATTTCATCGTCAATTTTAAATAGTCCATATTCATTTGGGAATCCTTTAGTTGATGAAACATTTACTGTTGTATCTGATGTGCTGATTCCTGATGTAAGTGTAGTAACACCTACGATCACTTCAGGAGTCAAATTATCAAGTTTAATATATTGATCTAAATTATCAGTGATATCGACAACACCACCACGATGTTCTTGAGAAACGTAATATTGCTTAAGAAAATCGACTGCTAAAGGACTCTCCGATCTGATGAACTCAGGGAGTTGGTTTTCTATTATTTGCTGAACTTGTATACGCTTGTCTATTCCAGTTCCAATCATGTTCTTGAAAGTTCTCCGTTAGAGTAACTTGATGTTACTTTATAACCAACACCGGATATTTGTTCTCCTGATGTGATTGTGTCCTTAACCATATTTATTTGACTACTTGGAATGTTAAAATCTAAGTACAAATCTTGCAATCCAATTACATCATTTGATTCAGGGAATGCCTGAACTTCAACAATATTATTTGGTTTATCTGTTGAGATAATATTTATTGTCGATAAATTTATTTCACCATGAACATAATCAACTACACCAGCTGATTTTACAACTACGATTGTTTCACCACTTGCATTTTTCCTAACAATAGAAATAGTTCCTGTTAGTTTGTCCGCATTCGGAACATCAGTAAAGTATACAGTTTCAATTGTCCCTTGTATCTTAAATCCAGTGCTCTTAATATTTAATCCTTCTGGTTTAACATTAAATTGATTACCAAAACATAACTCATATTGAGCAAACTGATTCACCAGTGCATTTAAATTACGACGAATTCTAACTCTTGTAATATTTGAGGTAATCGCTTTGTCAATATTATCAACTACATTCAATACTTTACTATACTTAAATCTTCCACCAAACTTATTTACATCACCTGATTTTGAATATGTTGTTAATGCTGATGTTATCTTAGATTTTAAATCGTTAACTGAACTAATCTTTGTCGTATCATAGTAAATGAAAGACTCAATCTCAACATAAAGAACTTGCAAGTCAACTATTTTTTGATTGATACCTGTTAATGAATAACTTTTTAACTTTGTTAAAATTTGTGTTTTATCAAAATCAGATACAAATTCACCATTTTTTGGTTTTATTGTTATCAATACAGTTCCAAATTGTGGTGGATCAACTTCTTCACCACCAACAACTGATACACTTTCTGTGTTTGGATATACTTGTTGTACTATTGATTCATAATCCCTTGCTGTAACCGCCCTATACTGTGATGAATATAGTCTAGGTGCAAAATACTTAATCGAATCAACACTCTCAATATCACCTCCATTAGATGCTGCAGAGATTGTGTTAATTGTTGGAATAGCAGAGGGAGTAATTACTTGACCATTATCTCCCAAAAAATTACCAGCAAAGTTAAATAACTCAGGCCCATTACCTTCAGAACCTGATGTCACAACATATTGAACAGTTATAACTGCACCATTCTGAGGTTTTCTTCCAAATATACCATCACCAAATAGAAGTTCATACCTTTCATCCTGAACTTCCTGAATTAAATACGTATCTGATATTGAACTGATTCCTACTATATTGTCAATCATCTTATATTGCTTACCTAATACCCCCGGAGTGCCCACATAAGCGACGATTGATGAAGTATCGATATTTGCGTTATCCAACACAAATCGTTGCTCTAGAGACCCGTCAACGATGAATTGTGATGTTAAGAATGTTCCCTCTAAAACTTCAATTGGAGAGGTTACAGATCCAAAAGATGCAGTTGCAATTCCACTATTGACTGTAGTAGAAGAAGTTATCTCCTCAGAGATTGAAAACACTACATCTGAGTCATTTGATCTACCTACACACACTAGGCCTGGTTGTAGTTTCATTTCAGAACTTGTGGAGTTAGCAGTAACATTAAATGAAATTGATGCCCTTGCTGCTGACTTTGAACGGGGGACATAACCTATATTTCTTGCCAAAGATACAACATTTTCTCTTAAAGTTGCAGAGTCAAGGAAAGATTCATTTACAACAAGATTTGAGTTAAATGCAGAGATGTATGTATTATATGCTAATGCGTCTATTAAAATCGATAAGTTAGACCCTTCAAAATCAAAGTCAGTAAAGTTTGAATTTGCTCTTAAATAGTCTTTTATTTGTGTCTTAATCTGATCAAAGTCAAGATTAGTGAATTTAGTAACTGGCATTATCTTGTTGCTTTAAGTATGAATGAAAATTCCTGCGCAGGAAATGTTTGTCCAATAATATCAAAGAATACATTGATCTCAAATTCATTTGAATCAGGTCGGGGATTAACATTTATCTCTAAATTATCAATCCTCGGTTCAAAGTTTTCAATTGTAGTTTGAATTTGTCTTTCTATAATTGATGCAGTACCAAAGTCAACAAATCCGGGTGAATTTTCAAATAAACTATCTCTTACATCCGATCCAAGTGTTGAATTAAAAAATCTCTCACTTGGAATCGTCTGCACTAGATTTCGTACAGATCTTTTAATCGCATCTGCATTTTTAAGCACACCGATGTCATTCGTCACAGGATGTCTCTTAAAAGACAGACTAATATCCTTAAATGCTCTTGATATTCTCGTTATCGCCATTAAACGATCTATTTTTATCTATTTATACCTATCTATTTAGCTCATTCATATTATAGTCATCAGAATCGAAATAATTTAGCAACCACCATGCAACTGAACGTGGATTTTTTGCTCCACAAGTGAAAATATCGATTGCAACACATCCTTTTTCCGGCCAAGTATGGCAAGAAAGGTGACTTTCACCTAAAGTTACGGTACAAGTCACCCCATAAGGGTCAAATTGGTGCACATAGGTGTTTAAAACCTCTAAACCTTCAGTTTTACAAGCACTCTCGCACACTTGTTCGATCTTTTTTGCATCATTTAACCTTTCAAAGGGCACATTATACACTTCAGCGAGTAAATGATCGCCCATGTGAGCATTTTTGACGTTTTTCATCCGTATGTGTGTATGTTATAGTATTTTCTACGAGGAGGATACTTGAATTTCTTCACTTTTACCCTTACTGCCTTGTAAATTTTCAATATTTGGTCTGATTTCATCCTAATTCTGGGTGGTCAACGTAGTTTATGTTTCCATCAGAGTCAAAAGGTGAGTCATTTTTGCGTTCTTTTGCTGTTTTCCAGAAATAATTCTCTTCTGAACCCAATCCATCACGATCATGACCGTTTTCCACCTGATAATACACGGTTGAAACCTTAAAATCAGGATTCTTAGGTGTCTCAGGAGTGATACTATTGTCATATATCCTCATTCTGTTGTTTGGATAGAGACAAAACTGCCCATTATCGAGTTCTAAGAGGTTATGAGACTTATGTTCGGCAGGTTGTTCACTTGTTGAGTAGTCAATTGAGTCAACATCCTGATGATAATTGTCTAAAGTGCAAATATATGTGCCAGTTTGCGTTCCATAGTCTCTTGTAAGCACTTCATAGTGCATTGAACCGATAAATTGCTTCTGAACAGCGACCACACCATAGTCCATACAGTTCCAAAACTGCAAATTATGCAGTGTCATGTCTGGTTTTGGTGTCTCTGGGTCGGTTGTAAACGCAGAAATCGGTAATTTATCGAACATTGCTGCATAATCGGGCAAATATGTCTCAAAATAGAACGCTCGACCCGGAATTGACTTCGCGGATACCCAAACTCCCTTCACAAATTCGCCATGACCACTCTTATGGTCGGTTAAGTACTCTTTTCTTACCCATACTTCGTAAGAAGGTAAATTCGCAATTAGACAGGCCATTACTTTCCTTGCCCTCTTGGTCTTTTACGAGCCGAGTTACGCGAGGTAGCCGCGTATTTTGAGTGTTTTCCCTTTCCTTGTCGAGTTTTTTTGGGGCGACTTTCGATTGTTTCGCCCATACTAAATGTTTTTGCCATTAATCAGGTTC